ACGTACATCGACGAGAACAGGCCCACCGGCAGGACAGAGCGAGCGACCTCACGGGCGACGCCCGCCTTCAGCATGCCCTGGTAGCTGTCGTACGCCTCCTGGTAGGCGAGGGTCATCTGCGCGTAGGTCTCGTCGGCCTGCTCGACGGTGCCCTTGACGAACTCGTATTTCCCGGGCTTCCCTTTCTGGACGAGCTTGCGGTCCGGTCCCGGCACGTAGAACACCGGCTCCAGCTCGCGGTACCTTCCGCTCTCCTCGTTGTAGCTGAACCCGACCCTGTGGCGCATGAACTCGCGGAAGACGAAGATCGGGGCCTGCACGAAGAACGTCATCGAGTTGTGCTCGAACGGCGAGCCGTGCCGGTCCCGCATCAGATAGTTGATCAGGCCCTTGGACTTCTCGGGGTCCTTGCGGATCTCCCGCAGGGACATCTCCCCGGCGGTGGAGACACGAGCGGCGAAGATGACGTCGGCGTCGTCGGCAGCGGCCTTGACCAATCCGACGGTGACGTCATCGCGGAAGGTGAGGTCGTAGTCCTCTGTGGGCATGGCGGTACCCCTTGGTGTGGTGGTTGTGGCTTCGTCTTCCGGCAGCTGGTCCGGCATGAGGTTCAGCACGTAGACCAGCCGCTTTTCCAGTTCTTCGTCGGTGAGGGGACGGAAGTCCCCACGGCCGTCTTCTTCTTGCTCAGGCGTTGGTTCCATGCACTACTGGACGACGCACCCGAGGCGCTTGTTACACCTCTCCCAGTACGTGGCTCAGTCTCGCTCGTACAGCGGAATCAGCGGAGCCCGAATTACTTCTATGTCGGCGAAACTGGGAGGAGTTGACCCAAACCGGGACAGGATGGCGATGAGGTCGCTGGGGTTCGGCGGGATCGTGTAGGCCACGGAGTCCTCGTCCTCGACGGCCGCCCGGGTCAGGTTGTACGCCGTCCCGTCGTCCCTCTGGTGCGGGGTCCCGAAGCCGGTGCGCAGCGTGGTGCGCTGCGGGGTCCGCAGCTGCAGGCGCTCGCCGGTGGCGCGCATGGCGTAGTCGCCGCCGTGGACGCGGAAGTCGCTGGTGGTCTCCATGTGGACCTCCTGCGGCGAGACGACGCCCCGGGCGGTGAAGCTCTGGCCGTCGTCGGCGTCCGTGAAGATGGCCGGGCGCACGATGAGCGCGCGGTAGCCGCCCTCAAAGCGCGTACCGAAGCAGGAGGGGCACTTGTTCCGCGTCGCCTGCCCGTACGCCTTGGAGATGCGGTCGGACGCGCACACCGTGCACAGGCCGACGAGCCCGGCATCGTGGTCGCGCGCCGTCCACATCAGGCAGAACAGGGTGTTCTCACCCATCATCCACAGCGCCTGGTCGTGCCGCTGGCGCTCCTGCTCGACGGCCCAGTTCTGCTGGGTGCGGACGTACGTCCCCCGAGTCGTCTTCATCAGCTCGTCGGGACGGGGACGACGCTCTGGGCGGAGAACACGGCCGTGCGTGTGGCGGCCGGGATCTGCCCGTAGTGCTCGGCCGAGAGGATGACGACGTCGCCGCCCTGGTAACGGTTGCCGTTGGGCAGCACGACGTCGACCAGACCGGCCTTGAGGGTGACGCTGTACACGGGGTTCTCCGATCAGGTGGAACGGCCAGGGCAGATGTGCAAGATCCGGAACTTCTCGGCTTCGTAGAGAGAGACCACGACATGACCGTGGCCGCAGACGCGGTGCGTGCACACGACCTGGTTGACCTCGACGTTGTCCAGGTCAAACTCGACAGACGGTGCAGGACCTTCTTGGGCGCCACCGGACATGGCCCCTCCTTGTTACCGATCAGTAGAAACGGGTGAGCCACCTCGGACGCGCGGCCTCGGACAGCGGCAGCCGGGTGGGCCCCCAACGTCCATAGGCCCCGCCACTCACGAGGACCCGGGCGGTGCCGAGCCCCATGTGGGCGATCTTGAAGGTGTCGAGCTGGGACTTCAGGACTTCCTGCTCGCCCTGCAGGATCACGCCCCAGCGGTCCATGTAGTCCCGCCGGTCCAGCCGCGAGATGCCGGAGCCGGACTGGACCTCGGGCTGTTCGACGTAGGAGCGCATCAGGTGCCGCAGGCACTCCACGTACAGCGAGGACTCCAGCAGGGAGCCCCACTTGTCCACCGGGAAGCTGGCGCCGCCGTCACCGTCGATGGTGTACGTCTGGTACGGCTGGGCGGCCGTATTGAGGCGGCCGACGGCGATCCTGAGCAGCTGCGCGAGGCGGTTCCGGCCGAAGTTGGACTGGACGTACGTCTGCAGGTGCGGGCCTTCGGTGGCGTAGTCGAACAGGTCGCTGAACCGGTTCCATGTCTGCTCGATCACCCCCTTCATCGAGTCGGCCAGCCGGTCGTACTCCGGGGCCGCCTTGCCGACCTCCAGCCAGAACCGCCACTCCTCCTCGGACCCAGCCACGGTGTACGTCCACACCAGGACGTACGGGCCTGGAGCGGCCGTCTCCTTGGACGACAGGCGCACCGTGTACTGGCCGACGCCCGGGTGGTCGGCCGCGCGGGAGAACACCGCCGTCTGGGCATCGTCGTCATGCAGGAGCGCCACCGTGACGGCAGCGTCGGCGTCGCCGGGCGCGCCGTCGCGCATGACCTGCAGGCCGAAGTCCCCCGCCGCGTAGCGGGAGATATAGGCCCGGTCGGTGTACTCGTCGGCCGCCATCACGTGTCCTGCGAGTTGACGAGCATCGCCCAGCCACGCACCGACGCCAGGCTCACCGACACCGTCGACGTGGTCGACGTCGGGGTCGTGTAGAAGTGGATGCCGAAGTTGTGACTGCCCACCCCGACCGTGCGCAGGCCGTCAGCCCCCATCATGTAGTGCCGCGACCAGCCCGCACCGGAGGTGTTCGTCTGCTGCACGCGCATGTACGACGAGGTGCTGCCGATCTGGGAGTCACTGCCGTCGACCTGCGGACGTGCTGCGACGTTCGCCGTGTAAATGGACTGGCACTGGAACTCGACCTCCAGGTGCACCAGGAGCGCACCAGGCCGGTTCACCGTGAAGGTGGCCATCTTGTAGTAGACATGCGTGTCCTTGCCCATCGCGGCGTTGGGCTGCACGTACCCGGTCCACACCGGCGCTGCGTCGAGGAGCGCCCGCCACGCGGTGCCCGTCCACACCAACTCGCGCCGGGTGTCGGTCTCGTAGATGCGCAGGCCGGTCTGAGCACCGCCCCAGGCGGGCCGGGAGCCGGACGTGCAGACATAGGTGCCCGGGTAGGCGTCGATCTTGCCGTTGTTGTCATTGAAATCTTGGCGGAGGAAGGGATCGGACTGATCCCACGTCTTCAGCCCCAGCCGTGGTGTCGTACCGGACATCGCCGCCCTCTCCTCGTGTCGCCTTCGCCCCTTGGCGGCCGGGAGGCGGGCGTGAACAGCAAGCGGCCCCGTCCCGGAGTCGTGGGACGGGGCCGCTCAGCCAGCTGGGATCAGACCACGGTGTAGTTGTTCGACGGAGTCGACGTGGCGCTCTGCAGCTGGCCGATCGCGGTGACGGTGAACGTGATGACGTTCGACACCGTCAGGCCGGGCACGTTGGCCGTCAGGACGGCCGGGCCGACGTGGACCTTCTGGCCAGTGGACGCGGTGACGTCGTAGCCGCCGGACGGCTGTCCGGTCGACGGCGCCGTCCAGGTCACGTTGGCTGTGGTCGTCGCACCGGCCGCCACGGTGGGCTTACCAGGCGCGGTCGGCGCCCCGTACGACCCCTGCTTGATCGACCCGTCCTGGTTGTAGATCGGGTTCGCGACGTTCTTGGACGACAGCGCCACCGGACGGACCTCGTCCTCGTTGTTCGGGGCGACAGCCGCCGCCGAGAACGGACTGAACGCGCCGTCGCCGTTCCTGTTCACGGCCGCCACACGGAACTTGTACGACTGGCCGCCCTTCACGTTGTCGAACCGCCAGCTGGTCACGTTGGCAGGCGCGTAGACGTGGCCGCCGGTGTCCGACTCGATGACGTACTGGGTCACCTTGGCATCCGCACCCGGGTTGGACACCGGCGTCCAGGACACCGTGATAGACCGGTCGGAGGCCACAGCCGTGGGCGCAGCCGGAGCAACCGGCACAGTCGTGGTACCGGCCGGGACGGCACCGAACGCTGCGGTGTCCTGGGTGCCGGACATCAAGAAGAGCGGGTTGATGGGCTGAGTGAGCCCGTTGCCGACCGGCGAGTCCGTCTTCGTGGTGTCCGCGTTCGCAGCCGCCGGAGGAGCCGACGGCGCCTTGTACGGCTGCTGCTTGTCGATCACCGTGGAGACCGTGGTCTCCTTGGTACCCGAGATCGCAGTCGACGTCGCCGCCCAGCCACGGGCGTCAACTGCGCCTGCACCGTTGGTTTCGGGCTGCGAGACCGGGCTGGGAGCAGCGCCCGGCTGACCCTTGGTACCGATCGAACCGTCGGTCTGGTAAGTGCTGGTCTGATCAGTCGCGGCCATCGCAGCCCGCTCCTTTACTTGTCAGCAGGCGCGGGGGCCTGCGCCTTCTTAGCCGGGGCACGCTTGGCGCGGGCGGCCGTGGAGGGCTTCTCCTCGACCTTGGCCTCGGCCTCGGGCTCCGTCACCGGCCCGGAAGGACCGTTTTCGGCCGCCTTCTGCTCCGGCTCGGGCTCTGTCTTGACAGGCGTCTCCTGGGGGATGTGGTCCCCCTCGAAGACCTCGGCGCCGAAGGCGACGGCCACATGGTCGAGGTTCGCGTACGGGCTGCCGCCGACGCCGGATGTGTCGAGCGTGCCGGTGACCAGCAGCGCCCGCTCGTGATCGCTCATGCTCATGTGACTCACGCCTTGAAGAGGGGTTCGATGACGACACGGAGGGGCTTGTCGACGGCCTTGTAGGACTCGTCGGACTCGTCCCACTCGCTGACTACACGGATCGCGGTCAGCGGCTTCTCGTCCTGCGGCTGACGTTCCTTGACGTGGCCGAGCACTCGCAGCAGATCCGGGTCCGCCGAGATGTCGTCGTCGATGACCAGCACGCCTCGCTGCACCGCCTTCACGAACGGCGCCAGCAGGGCCGTGTCGCGGGAGACGAACTGGATGTCACCGCCAGCCTCGTCGCCCTGGCCCTCGAAGCGCAGGTACGACTTGGGCTTGTCGGGGTCCGGGGTGACGACGACGACGCCGCCCGACGGGTTGGAAACCTGGAGCTGCTGGACAGGCATGATGCCTCCTCGGTCAAGGGACGGATCCTCCGTCACCCCTTGAGCGGCCCAGCAGCACCCCAGACAGCACTCAACCCCCGGGAAGGGGGAACCCGGGGGTTGAGGCTGGCGGCCGGAGAACGGAGCCGCAGAGGGCCCACCACAAACCCTCTTCACCCCCTATGGAGGGAGGCGGCCCGGGAGACAGTGACTGTGGCCGAAATTCTCTCCCGATGACAGAATTACGGATGGTGGGGTTCCAACTACCGCCCGAATGTGTCAAGGTGAGAATATGTCACCCCGCCAGACGACACACCGAGCGCACGCCCGGCGGTGACCCTGGTCCCCCTTCGGGGGCCAGGGCTCACGACGGTCCCGACCGCCCGCCCACAGGTCGGAGGCCATGAGCCTATGGCGGCGCCCCCGAAGCCTGTGGGCATGACGAAGGCCCCCTCTGGTCCGTCCTAGGGATCAGAGGGGGCCTTCGTCGATCATGCCAGACCCAGGAGCTTCAGGAGATCCTCGCGGCTGGCAGGGGTGGGCCAGAGTTCATCACGCGTGAGCACGACGAGAGGGATGTCCTTCTCGGCTCGGAAGGCGGTCCAACGCTCCTGGTCGTGGTCGTCCTCCAGGCCCTTGGTCTCGACGGCCACCTGGCGCCCCTTCCACTCCACCAGGAAGTCCGGCGCGTACCAGCCGCCCTCGTTCCAGGCCACGCCGTCCTGCCGCTCGTATCGCTGGATGGACACCTTGGCCACTCCGCAAAGTCCCCACAGGAGGACCTCGTAGCTGGAGTCCAGCACCACGGCGTCATCCACGACGATGTGCTTCTTCACCTTGGTGTGGCGGCGAGCGCAGTCGTTGGAGCAGTACTTGTTGTACGCGCTGTACCCCTTGAGTCGGGTGACCTGATTGCCGCACCCCAGGCAGGTGAAAGTCAGGTAGTTCTCGGGGTCCGCTTCGCGGTAGTTGCCGTACTGCTTGCGGCAGTCACGGCTGCAGTACCGGACCTGGTGGCGGACCTCGTACGGAACTCCCTTCCCACACGGGCACAGCTTCGGGTCGGCCTCGTAGGCGGCACGATGCTCGGCGGACTTCTTCGCGGCGTCAGCAGCACGAGCGCATCGGATTCCGCAAAAGATCTGGGTGCTGAAGGACGGCTTGAAGTCCTTCTCGCACTGGGGGCAGCAACGCTGCTCTCTGGGCTTCTGGGGGCCCGTACCCTTCCCCTTGCGACTCGCACTCACCTTGGCGTTGATGGCGGCCTGCTGCTCCGGCGTGCGCCCGGCGTTGGCGTTGCGAGGGCGAGGGACGATGGCGATGCCCTCTTCCTGCAGCCAGCGCGACAGCGTCTGCTGGCTCTTACCCGTGATCTCGCGGATCTCGCCGAGGGACTTCTCGCCCTCGACATACAGCGTCTTCACCTGGTCGATGAACTTGTCCTTGTCGGACGGCCTACCCATGCAAGAACCCTCCCCTTCTGGTGAGTTGGACTCTAGCAGAAAGGGAGGGTTCAGGCGAGTTACGTCTTAAGATTTCTGAATGACCGCGAGGCCTCTCGGGTTAAGGATCAGCATGCTGACCATCTCATCGAAGACCCAACCCTTCCAGAAGCTCTCTACGCGGTGGTTCTCTTCCACGTCGAGGCTGTACAGGACCGGGAAGACGCCCAGGAACTGCGGGTCCGGGGTGAGGAAGATCTTGTTCTGCGGGATGACGATCGAGCGCTGGATCTGGAACTCGCCGAACGAGGTGATCGTCTCGCCCGCGACGACGCGGTCCTTGAACGCCCAGCCGGTCTGGTTGATGTCCCACCGGTACATGTCCCGGTAGTCCA